GCTAGACTTGACCCCTAGAGAGGTCGAGATAGTACGCATGGCACTACGATTGCAAGAAGATTTGCACAAGCGCAACGACTTTCCAGCCCTAACCTTAGAGGTTCAAGGGTTGAGAAGTAAGATTGCTGACGCTATTATTGACGCTAGAGAATTGACAAAGGCTTAACGCCATGCTATACTATACCTACTACACCAACGAGAGGGGGTGAGAGATATGGAAGAAGTAAATATAGAGAAGATTATTTGCTACTCATGCACCGCAGACATTACTGAGGGTGACGAAGTAGAACACAATGGCAACAACTACTGCACCGATTGTGTGCGAGAGTGTGACGGGTGTTCGACTACGATAGACTCTGATGACGCTATAACGGCTGGTGATTACAATTACTGCACCGATTGTGGTAGAATATGTGAGCATTGTAGTGAGGGTATGGCTAGTGATGACTCGTACTTCATAAGCGGTGTTCAAGAATACTGGTGCGACTCATGCTATGCTGATGACTCGTTCTATTGCGAGAATTGTTGCGAGAATTACAACAACCGCTACAGTTACTTTACTGTAGAGGGTACGACCTATTGTGAGTCATGTAATGACGATAACAACTGGTACTGTGACGATTGTGATGACTATCACAACAACGATACTGCATGCGAGAACGAGAGCGCAAGCGGTACTAACTGCTGTCGTTCAAGTCGTAGCGGTGGTGGTATCCACGATTACTCATGCAAGCCTAGCCCTATATTCAAGGGCAAGGATAAGCATGGTGTATATCTAGGCTTCGAGTTAGAGACAGAGTATAGTCGCAACATTGAGTCTGCTGGTGCTTACGCTTCAACGGCGTTAGAAGGTACAGCATATCTCAAGCATGACGGCTCACTCGGTAACGGGTTCGAGATAGTGACGCACCCACATACACACTTGACTTACCGCGAAGATAGTGCTATACTATGGAATACCATAGAGAAGTTACGCACCTTCTATGAGGCAAGGTCATGGGATACCGACTCATGTGGGTTGCATATCCATATCAGTCGCAAGGGATTTAGTAGTGGCGCACACTTGCACCGCTTCATAGCCCTAGTGTATCACAATGCACCAACTATGATGAAGTTTGCTGGTCGCAAGTCACGCTTCGCAAGGTTCAATGATGTCTATACCTTTGACGAGTATGACCGACCAGTATTCTCACTCAAGCATAAGACGGGTAGTCCGCACTCTTATGCAAGCGAGAGATATTCTGCCGTCAATACGCAGAATAAAGACACGATAGAATTGCGCTTCTTTAGAGGCACAATGAATACAAGCGGTGTGCTGAGTGCCCTAGACTTAGCACAGGCTATGGTAGAATACACTAGGGAACTACGACTAGATGATGTCAAACTTGGCGCGTTATCTTGGGACTGGTTCGCTGACTATGTAGTGTCCAACAATGGACTCTATCCCGACCTATACTCTAGGTTGGACAAGATACAATCAGTAGATATTAACAAGCCTATCAAGGCTGACGCGTAAGGAGATGATACTATGTGCTTACTTGTAGTATGTGAGCCCGACTCTACACCCAGTAAGTCGGACTTAACAGCAGGTTCATGTGCTAACCCACATGGATTTGGATTTGCTATTCATGCTGGCGATAAGATAATCTCTGAGCGTAGCATGTCTGCTAAAAAATCTATTGCACGCTTCTTGGAATTGCGTAAGCAATATCCTAGTGGCTACGCCATGTGGCACGCACGATACGCCACACATGGTGTTAAGAACGAGCAGAACTGTCACCCATTTGTGGTTGGTGGTGATGAGCGTACTTACCTAGCGCACAATGGTGTGCTTGATATAAGTATCGGCAAGTCCGACAAGCGTAGTGATACGCGAGTCTTCGCTGAGGATACACTACCTAGAATTGGTGGTGTGTCTGCATTAGATGACGATAATGTATGGATTATGGTTGAGTCATGGGCTAGTGGTAGCAAGATTGCTATCCTAACCTGTGACCCTACCGCTAAGCACCCTATGTATCTCATCAACGAGAAGGCTGGTGCGTGGGACGACAAGGGTATGTGGTGGAGTAATCAAAGCCACAAGCCTAAGGTCTATGCCTATGTAGCACCACCTTACAAGTATGACCCTAAAGAAGAAGAGTTATGGGCTAATGAGGTAGAGACAGAGGTCGAGTTAGACCTGTGCCCCTACTGTGAGTCAGCCACCGACTTGACAGACAACCCGTACTACTGTAATATGTGTCGCTCATGCTATGATTGCGGTATCTTCATAGATGATTGCCTATGTTACACACCAAACACCAACTGGCAAAGCGTTCAGAACCTTAGCCATTTATATAACTACTAACGAGAGGTAACACATGTCATCACAAACAATCCTCGGCCTGGCTGAGGAACTGCGAATTATCGCAGACGAAATCTCATACAACGCTTTCGATACTTCAACAGAGTATCCTAAGCGTGGTACTATTGTCAAGGCAACAGCCGACAATGGTCGCTTCAAGGATAACTCACTATGGGTATCCCTAGGCGACGGCACTTATCAGCACCTTACTGGTAGCAAGGGTCTTGTTACCACGCACGAACGCCTTAACGGCTACACATCAGTAGTCTTTCAAGCGTAAGTCCAAGCACCTGAGCAAGTGGATAAACTACTCACCCATTACAATAGATTGGAGTTAATGTGTCAGAGTTCCTACATGATGTTGTCGCTAAACGCGAACAGTCAGCACCACCTAGATACCCTGCACAGTACGCTCCACTCTATCGTAGTGTATTCGTAAGAACGATTTACCACCCATTAGTGGTTAATCATGCAGATATGCTAGATAACATAATGTATTGGGTTGATAGCCCTGAGTATAGATTACTTAGAGTAATCTTTAGTTCGCTTGAGTGCGAACACAGGTGGGTGTTCGACCTTCCAAGATGTGGTAACACAACATACATTTACAGGTGTATGTTGTGCCAGCAAGAACAAACACAATCTATAAGAGAGGATAGAAGGATATGAATATAGTATGGAAAGCAGAATTGCCTAGAGAGATGATGACTCATCTATCTAATGAGCAACAGAACATGCTTATGCGTGAATTATCTGAGGCAGTTGATAGTATTGCCGCAAAGTTCAAGGTTGGGCGTGAGTTCCAACAGAATAGAGAGGCACTATAATGGGTTATGAGCCACGACTTGAAGATGATATTGCACTAGGTTTAGATGAAGAAGAAGATGAAGGCTATCAAGAGCCTGACCAAATGTGGGAAGACCACTTTAACGATTAGGAGATGACTATGCAAGGCGCATGTACAGGGCATGAAGAACCTGACCTATGGTTCTCTGACTCATCAGAGCAAGAGGGTAGTGGTCGGATACCACACGCTACAAGTGAGCGTTTGATTAAGAACGCTTTGCTAGCACTATCAATCTGCAATCGTTGTCCGATTACCAAAGAATGCCTAGCACTAGGTATGGAAGATGAGAACATTGACAATGGTATATGGGGTGGCACGCTTTCAGGAGAGCGTATCGCTAAGGCACGCACAAACATCAGGGCTAACGATAGACTCAATAAGATTTCCTTTGCCCGTAAGGTAAGGGAGAGGCAGTACGCATGAAGTCACTAACATTCTTGTTACTCGTAGTAGTAGCATTACTATTAGCCGACAACTCAAAGACCAGCACCGACACAACAAACAAAGGCGTGCAAGTTACTTGGAGTAAGGAAGATAGTAAGGCATACGCTAGAGATAAACTCAGCGAGTGGCAAGATAATCAGTGGTCTTGTCTCAACAGATTGTGGGGTAAGGAATCCGCATGGAATCCTGACGCATTCAATCCTGTCCGTGTAATGGGGAAGCACGCGGGCGGTATTCCACAACTGTTGGGACTTGACCCTGATACACCAGCACCACGACAGATAGAGCGCGGGCTTGATTATATTTACTTCAGATACGGCACGCCATGTGACGCATGGTCTCATTGGAAAAGGAATGGTAACTACTAATGGCTAAACATATAACAGAAATGAAACCTGATTATACGCAGGCTATGGATATACGCGGTACACCTACACTAGTATGCCCATGTGGTTGCGAGATTTGGAATCTTAAAACAGTCTTTGATGATGACGGAGAAATTGCTATGTATTTCCTTGACATGGAATGTGCTGAGTGTGGTACACTAGCAACAGCACCAATGCCTGAGGGAACGGAGATAGAAGATGACTGAGTTTCTAAAAGATATAGTAGAGAAGCGTATAAATGACCAAGAGGTACGTGATTGGGGTGTGTCAATACATAGTCTAGACATACCAAGATTCACATCAGACCCATGGGAATTAGCGGAGAATGAGAATGCCTAACTACGAATACAAATGCAATGATTGTGGTACATCAGAGGAACACTACCGCAAGGTAGATGAGAGGGATAACTTCCCTAACTGTCAGTACTGCAGTAAGGTAACAGCACGAATGATAACACCAACCCCTATCAAGTTCAATGGTAGTGGGTTCTATAGCACAGGGGGATAGATGATAGACATAACACAGGATAAGTTGATACAACTTATTCAGAATAATTTATATGATGACATGGTACTTGTAGGTGACTACCAATACTCAAAGATTGGTGGGCTATACGCCCTTGTCGATAGCAAGTCAGAGCACTATGACATGCTAACACTTAACAAAGATAGATACGACTTACTCATCAGTAAAGCTAAGGAAGAGGGCAGTATTCCTATGTATATCTGCTCAACACCTAACGGAATATGGGAGTTCAACCTTGAAATTATCGTGCCAGAGGTGGATAATTCGGTAGTCTACGTCAACATCAACAGAGGCAGACCTATACTACCATGGTATCCTGACTTCGATAGCGAAGCAGAGTGGGTAGCAGACTCACTCAATGAGTATTCAGATGGGACTGAAAGTTCTCATGACTTGGACATTATGTTACAAGAGATGATTGATTCAGAGATTGATTTTGATAAGGAGTTCGACCCTAGTGCCGAGTAATGAGCGTGGTGTCACCACAATCCGCGCCCTATTACTCGTCTCACTAACATTCTTTACTGCTCTAACTGTTGTTCTGTACCTAGTTCTTGGTATGATGAGTCTTCTGATGTATCTGTTTCCGTGGGCTCCGTGAAATCTTTATCATAGAATGGTCTAAAGCCACCAAGTTTATTGACCAGCCGTTTG